CTTTCATATGGAACAGGAACCACGCTGACCGGCTGCGGTGTATCAGCGAAGGCATATGCCGAAACAGCTAAAACAGCAAAAGAGGTGTCCTGGATGTTGGCCGACAGAATTGCAGGGTTAAGCCTGAGCGACTGGGCAATCATTGTCGGTATCGCATGCACTGTTATTACGTGTGCAGTGAACTGGTATTACAGGAAAAAGGAAAGGGAGGACCGGCTTAATGGCAATGTCACCAAAGCTGAAGAATAAACTGAGTGCAGCTGTCGTTGGTTTGATTCTTGCCGGGGCTTCCGCGCCCGTGATTCTCGATCAGTTTCTGGATGAGAAAGAGGGTAATAGCGAGCAGGCGTATCGTGACGGCGGCGGGCTCTGGACGATTTGCCGTGGCGCCACGGTGGTTGATGGTAAACCCGTTATCCAGGGTATGAAGCTGTCAGCTGAGAAATGCGCCCAGGTGAACGCCATAGAACGCGACAAGGCGCTGGCGTGGGTTGACCGAAATATCAAAGTACCACTGACCGAACCACAGAAAGCGGGTATCGCTTCTTTCTGCCCATATAACATCGGCCCCGGTAAATGTTTCCCGTCCACGTTCTATAAGCGAATTAATGCTGGCGACCGTAAAGGAGCCTGTGAAGCTATTCGCTGGTGGATTAAAGACGGTGGCCGCGACTGTCGTCTGACCAAAGGCCAGAAAAATGGCTGCTATGGACAGGTAGAAAGGCGAGACCAGGAAAGCACGCTGGCGTGCTGGGAGATAGACCAGTGAACAGAAGCATCGTTGTTGTTGGGGGGGCGGCTATCATCTTCATCGCGGTGCTCTGTGTGCTACTGGCGCGCAGCAATGCGGCACTGGTCACGTCCGAGGGTGATAACCGGGTACTGCGCAGCGACAACGCACTACAGGCGACGGTAATAACCACGCAGGCTTTCAGCTTCAACCGGTTTAACCAGATAGCGGAAAATGCCAACCGTCTTAATTTGTTGATAGATGCTGGTACCGAAAAGACAGTTATCGAATACCGGGAGATTCTACGACGTGAAAAAACCTGTGATATGCCTGTTCCTGCTGATATCGCTGGTGGGCTGCTCAACTACGCGAACCGTTTACGTGCCAGCGCAATGCACACCGATACCGGGAACACTGACGCAGCCAGTGATAGCGCCACTGCCGCCAGCTCAATAACGTATTGCCAGGCAGTTCTGTGGATAAACCCGCTACTGGCTGCAATTGAGAAGGCGAATTACCAGCTAACCGGGATACGGGATATTGAACATATCCGTGAGAATGGAATGGGATCACGTGGTTGTTCAGCAGGTTGTTAATCAACTCCATTGAAAAACAGCATTTTTATGCTCATATTGAGTAATCGGCTTATCAATGGAGTAAAAAATGACATCAAAATTAACTGCCCTCAGTAGATGGCTAAATGATCAAGAGTGGACGACGGGTTCTGAATTTTCTAGAAAACGATTTTATAGCTGTGTGAAGACAGTTCTAAACGCAGACCCTGGATACACTATTACCAGTCAAGATGTTGAGGACTATATTATTAACGAATTTCGCAATCATAGTGACTTAACACTTGTAGCGAGCCTTGCCAAGGTTGCTGCAATTGAATTCGGCGCGATACAGGCTTTCTGCAAAGCTAATGCGCTTTCGGTGTAAAATAGAATTAACCGATTTTGAAGTTGAACCATTACAAAGGCCACCTACGGGTGGTTTTTTATTGCCATCACCATGGGCTGACCCATCGTAATGGCAATATGGCTTAGGTGTGAGCGTTTTATGGTTTTCGCAGTGAGTTTACCTCAGTGTCACTACATAAAATGCGGATCTCTTCTAAAAGATAGTCCCAAGAGTCAGGAAGGAACCTATCTGATGCAAAACGGGCTTGTTCGCCTACAGCCATCGACAGATTTTCATCGCTATGAATAAATGCAATTGAGCCTGCTCCATCTCTTAATATGCCTCCCATATCCTTGGGTTCATTGATGTAAAGCTTGGTGCTGCCATCGGACGTGCGTGAGAAAGCACGTATTTCATATCCAATCTGATGGAGTACTTCGCCAATTAGATCAATGACTTTAGGTGCATTAGTTCGAACAAAAGCTCCATTGCGAGACGCATTGAAAGATGGATTGTTTCGTAGTTCAGCCAGCACATACTCAGCCCCACTGTAAAAAAGCATTAAATCGAAAAGCTTTTGCTTTAATTCATCCGAATAACTTTCCATATCACTCCTTGGGTTAAAAAATGGCACTCACCGACAAACAAGAAATGTTCTGTCGTGAGAACTTCATCGATTTGAACGTTCATATGCGTTAAACGTATATGCCAGTATTTATGGATTTCCTAAGATTATCGCGTTATCTAAATGATCCCAGCACTCAGTAAAATCAAACACCTTTTTTGCGCGCGATACTGAGCCCCAGTGCTGCTTGAGATTCATAGCGTGGCGGTAAGTGGTTGCGATCGGATAGTCATGGTAGCCTTTTTCGTCAGCCACGATCGCGCGAGTTCTGCCTTCGTCAAACCTTGTTATGCCATCGCGAGAAATGTGCATTATCGATGGGTTTAGCTCTCCGCCGTGTGTCATCCATTCCTTGATAGAAGTTAGTTTAGCGATTTTAGGGTCGTACCCATCCTCTTTGAATTGAGCTAAGGCAACTTCTTTTGCCCAAGCACTATTAACGATAAGAATTACGGCCTTATCGCTTCGATCTGAATTTTCGCAAATATTCCAGATGTCTTTATAGGCGGGAGTTACACATCTAATCATTGTTCTTCCTTTTCTATCAGTCACTAGAATCGTTATCGCCAATTCGCTGAAAAAACTTAAGGGGATTTCACTGTATGGCGACCATCGAATCGAAAATAACGGAGTAACGAATGAGCAAACCGGATTGGGAGGCTATCGAATCGGCTTACCGGGCCGGGGTGATGTCCCTCCGTGAAATTGCATCGCAGCATGGCATCAGTGAAGGCGCTATACGTAAGCGCGCCAAGCGTGATGAATGGTCACGTGACCTGAATGCGAAGGTGAAGGAACGCGCCGACGATCTGGTACGCAAAGCTGAGGTACGCAAGCAGGTACGCAGCGAAACGGTACTTTCTGAGCGCGTACTGATAGAGGCGACTGCCGAGGTGATAGCCACGGTACGAATGGAGCATCGCGGTGATATCCGCCGGGCGAGGGAGATCACTAATACTCTGTTTGATGAGCTGGGTGCAGAGTGTGCTGACGTTGCCTCCCTACGTAAGTTGGGCGAGCTGATGTTGGAGCCGGACGAGAATGGGCGCGATAAGCTCAATGAGATTTATCACTCGATTATCAGCATGCCGGAACGAGTTAAAGCTGTGAAGGCGCTGAGTGATGCGATGAAGAATCTTGTGGGCCTTGAGCGTCAGGCATATGACATTGGCGAGAAAGAACCCGTTAAGGAAATCGCGCACAACGTCATGTTGGTACCGACCAGCGATAACGTGGACGACTGGGAAGCGGCAGCGCAGAAGCAGCAGAGTGAGGTTCTTGGTGGATGAATTACAAAGCCGTCTGGAAACCTCTGCCGGGATCGCAATCGCTCTCCCTGAGCTGCCCGTGTAACGAAATCCTCTACGAGGGAACGCGCGGCCCGGGTAAAACCGCTGCGCAACTGGCGCGCTTCCGTCGCTTGGTTGGTCTTGGTTATGGCTCGTTCTGGCGTGGCGTCATTTTCGATACCGAGTATAAGAACCTCACCGACATCATTACCCAGTCAAAGCGTATGTATCGCCTGTTTAACGACGGTGCGCGCTATCTGGCGTCAGCATCTGAGCTGCGCTGGGTATGGCCTACTGGCGAAGAGCTGCTGTTCCGCTTTGGGAAAGAAGAGGGCGACTACTGGGACTATCACGGTCAGGAGTTCCCGTTTATCGGCTTCAACGAACTGACCAAGCAGCAGTCGGCTGAGTTCTACGAGATGATGTTCTCCTGCAGACGCTCATCGTTCCGGCCGGAGAACTATCCGCTGGATGATGGCTCGTTGCTTAAGCCGATCCCCCTGGAGACGTTCAGCACGACCAACCCGTTTGGCATCGGCCATACCTGGGTGAAGAAGCGCTTCATTGAGCCAGCACCACGCGGCACTATCATTCGCGAAACGCAAAAGGTTTTTAACCCGCAGACCGAACGAGAAGAGGACGTGACGCTTACCCGCGTTGCGATTCACGGCTCGTTCAAAGAGAACCCGTATCTCGATCCCCAGTACATCGCAACGCTGATGGCCATCAAAGACCCTAATCGCCGCAAAGCGTGGGTAGAGGGCTCGTGGGATGTCACCAGCGGCGGACGCTTTGACCACCTGTGGAATGCCTCACTGCACGTTATTAAGCCGTTCCGCATCCCGGATAGCTGGACGGTCGACCGTTCCCATGACTGGGGTGAGTCGAAGCCGTTTTCTAATCTCTGGTGGGCGCGTGCCGACGGTACCGCCGCAGAGTTGCCCGACGGTCGCCAGTTCTGCCCGCCAGCCGGGTCTCTGATTCTGATTGGCGAGTGGTACGGTTGCCCGCCTGACGAACTGAATAAAGGGCTGAACATGTCATCTACCAACGTCGCAAAAGGCGTTGCGTGGATTGATAAGCGGCTAACAGGCCAGAAAGTTGACGAACCTGACGAGATAAAACTCGATGGTGTCACTCAGGGACAACTCAATATTATGCCGGGTATCTGCAAAAAGGTTGTACCCGGCCCGGCCGATAGCGCGATCTACAACACTGGCGATGATGAACTATCTATCGCTCAGAAAATGGAAGTGCAGGGCGTCAAATGGGTTGAGGCCAACAAAAAACCTGGTTCTCGCGTTAATGGTGCCGCGTTGTTCGCCGACATGCTGGAGGCGGTTGTTGAAGGCAAAAAACTGGAATCCGGGATACCAGAAAAACCCGCGTTTTATGTTTTTGATTACTGCCGTGGCTGGATAAGCCGTATCCCTGTACTCGTCCGCGACAGCAAAAACCCTGATGACGTTGATACGCAGCAGGAAGATCACGACTGGGACGGAACTCGTTATGAAGTTCTGCATTCACCGCCGAAGAAAGTCGGCAAAGTCACCAAACTTCGGATGTAAACCATGCCAGATATTTCGACACCCAACCTCGACTATAACGACATGGTTGAGGCGTGGGACATTAACGATGCTCTGATGGGCGGCACGCTGGAAATGCGCCGGCAGGGCGAAGCCTACCTACCTCGCTGGCCGCGCGAGGATAAAGAGGACTATAAGAAACGCCTGTCTGTTGCGACGCTGCTCCCGGCCTACGAAGAAAGCATTAAGCAAAATACCGGGCGTGTATTTGCTGAGCCAACCGTGTTAAGCGAAAAAACGCCGGAAAAAATCAAAGATTATGCCGAAAACATCGATATGGAAGGCAGTCGCCTTGATGTCTGGGCGCAGCAATTCTTCAGCCTGGCATTTCAGTACGGTCTTGCCCATGCGCTGGTGGATTATCCACGTACCAACGCTGAAGAAATTCGCACAAAAGCAGATGAACAGGCTGCTGGTGGTCGCCCATATGTAACGATGCTGAACCCTCGCCAGGTGATTGGGTGGAAATCAAAGGTTGTCAGCGGAAAGGTTGTGCTCACTGAGTTGCGTGTAAAAGAAGTCATTGTTGTGGATGGTGACGACTTCGGGCAAACCAAAGTTGAGCAGATCCGCCACATCATGCCGCGTAAAGTGGAAATCTGGCGCCGTAACAAAGGTGATGATGGAGAATCCACATGGACTCTTTACGAAGAGTGGGAAACCAGCCGCGACGACATTACCCTTGTAACGCTCTACACCAAAAAAACCGGGTTTATGCGCGGTTCTCCACCACTGCTGAATCTGGCATTGCTGAATATCAAGCACTGGCAAAGCCAGAGTGAGCAGGACAACATTCTTCATGTTGTGCGTGTGCCGCTTCTGTCTGTTTTTGGCCTGGAAGACGATCAGGAACTGGTCATTGGCTCATCCAGCGCTACTAAATTCAGTGACCGCGCAAAACAGGGTATGGAATACACCGAGCATACCGGCGCCGCCATCGAGTCAGGTGAAACATCACTGGAAAATCTGGAAAACCAGATGCGCCAGGCGGGCGCGAAGCTGCTGCGTGCAGAAAACACATCAACAAAATCTGACGACCAGACGCATGAAGAGCATATGCAGGAAAACTCGCCGCTGTACACCATGGCGAGTTCGCTGGAGGATGCACTTGATAATATTCTGCAAATCATGGCTGAGTGGATTGGTGAAAGTGATGGCGGCAATGTTGATGTGCGCACAGAGCTGGATGTTTCTGCTCAGACGTTCGATTCATCTGCTGCTATGGCCGTTCAGTCCCTGCGACAGGGTGGTGACATTCGCCAGGTTGATGCTGTTCGCGTGCTCCAGGCGCTTAAATTCATCGACCCTGACGCGAAGCCGGATGATGTGATCGACGAGCTGAAAAACCAGCAGGTAACACTGATGGGTGGTAACGATGGCAACGGTTAACGATCAACTGCGTGACGAGTCCATAGCACACGCTGTCTGGATTAGTCGTTACAGTACCGGCGTTGCCAGTCGAATGGTGAAACTGCTCAACGAAAGTGATGCTGAACTTACGGCGCGCCTGCTGGTGGCGATGGATAGCATAGAGCCGAATAGCTTTACGGTCACACGTCTTGAAGCACTGCTGGCGAGTGTGCGGGAAATTAACCGCACTGCGATAAACGGCATGTTTTCCAGCCTGTCTACTGAACTGAATGACCTGGCACAACATGAGGCTGGGTATCAGTTGAGTCTCTTTGATGCGCTGTTACCGGAGTTCGTGACCGACGTTCATCCGCTGGTGGGTATCTCTCCTGATGCAGTGTATGCCGCAGCGATGGCGAAACCCTTTCAGGGGCGATTACTCAGCGAATGGGCGTCAAACCTCGAAGCGGATCGCCTCAACCGCATCAGCAACGCTGTGCGACAGGGCTTTTTACTGGGAGATACAAACGAGCAGATAGCGCGCAAGGTTCGCGGCCACGCCAATCGTGGCTATCAGGATGGCGCATTGCAACTGAGTCGCGCCAATGCCGCCAGTATCGCGAAAACGGCGGTGGGGCATCTTGCGTCGACGGCGCGTAACAGCTTTGCTGACGCCAATAATGACCTGATGAAGGGTAAGCAGTGGCTTTCCACGCTGGACAACCGAACGACGCAGATGTGCAGGATTCGTGACCGCCAGAAGTACACGCTGGATAACAAGCCGATTGGTCACAAAATCCCGTATCTACAAGGGCCTGGGAAAATTCATTTCTGCTGTCGTTCCACTGAAACCTTCATCCTCAAATCAGCGAAAGAGTTGGGTATCGATGTTCGCGATATCCCGCCAGCGGAACGCGCCAGCATGGATGGTGTTGTGCCCGGCGATACCAACTATCAGGAATGGTTCTCGCGTCAGTCGTTCGATCGCCAGAAGCAAATCGTTGGCGAGAAGCGCGCTAGGTTGATTCGTGATGGTGGCATGTCTCCTGATGAGTTCTACACCGACAAAGGCGAATGGCTGACGCTGGCGCAGTTGCGTGAACGTGACGCGCAGGCGTTCAGGGATGCAGGGCTTTAATCTTCAATAAATCACAACAGGCTGCCTCCGGGCGGCCTTTTTTATGGCCGCAATCCGGATGGTGAGCGGTGCAACGGTCGGATGACCAAATCAAAGGTAACAACATGAAACTGAAGACAGTAGAAGTAAACGGTAAGCACTACGCAGAAGTCGATGCTAATGGCCTGCCGATTTACGTGCATGGCGACGGGAAAGAAATTGGATTCGATGCCGCTCAGGCTGTCAGCAAAATCTCGGCGCTGAATGGCGAGGCTAAATCCCATCGCGAAGCCAAAGAAGCCGTTGAAACGAAACTTGCGGCTTTTTCCGGTATTGAAGACCCCAAAAAGGCGCTCGAAGCAATCGAGATGATGACCAAAATCGACCAGAAAAAACTGATCGATGCTGGTGCCGTTGACCAGGTGAAGGCCGAAATCACCAAATCATTCCAGGCGCAACTGGATGAGGCCAACAACAAAAGTAAAACGCTGGAAGGCCAACTGTACGATTCGATGATCGGCGGTAGTTTTACTGGCTCCAAATTTATCACCGATAAAATCGCCATCCCTGCCGATCTGCTTCAGGCTCGCTTCGGTCAGTCGTTTAAGGTCGAAGAGGGTAAAGTTGTCGCATATGACGGCACCGGCAACAAAATTTATTCCCGCTCTAAACCGGGCGAACTGGCCTCATTCGATGAGGCGCTGGAGTTCCTGGTAGAGCAGTACCCGCAAAAAGACCACATCCTAAAAGCCAGTGGCAATAACGGCGGTGGTTCTCGCCCAACTCAACATCAGGCAGGCCAAAAGACGATGAAGCGCGACGCGTTTACAGGTCTTAGCCCTGTCGAGCAGCAGTCGACGCTGAAAGAAGGCATCACCATCGTCGACTAATCGCATTTGCCAGTTGCCGGATGGTGGCTGGCGCCAGAGCTGGATAGCTCACTAATCAATCCACGATAAAATCTCAAGGAACACAGAAAAATGGCTAATACCCTTACCGGGTTGATCCCGACTATCTATACAGCTCTGGATATCGTTTCCCGTGAACAGGTGGGCTTTATTCCTGCTGTCGCGCGAAATACCAAAGCAGACGCAGCAGCGAAAGACCAGACCGTTACTGCACCGGTTGCTCCGGTTGCTGTTACCGAGGACATCGTGCCGGGACCGTCTGCGCCGAATACCGGCGATCAGAATATCGGCACCGTCGATGTCAAAATCACCAAATCCAAAATGGCCCCGGTCAAATGGAACGGTGAAGAGCAACTGGCTCTCGGTCCCGCTGGTACTTACAACACCATTCTTGCTGACCAGTTCACCCAGGCATTCCGCGCACTGTCAAATGAGGTCGATGCTGATCTCGGCGCACTTTACTACGGCACTTCTCGCGCCGTTGGCACTGCTGGCACAACGCCGTTTGGCGTGAAGGAGGATCTGACCGACGCAGCTAATGCACGCAAAGTTCTGGAGGACAACGGTTCGCCAACTACCAACCTGCAAATGGTTCTCGGTTCTTCTGCAATCGCGAATCTTCGCGGGAAGCAGACGGTACTGTTCAAAGTGAATGAATCCGGCACTGAGCAACTGCTTCGCGAGGGTACGCTGGGCCGACTGGAAGGCTTCAACATTCACAACTCTGCGGGCGTTAAGCGCGCACCTGCTGCTACCGCGACAGGCTATCTGGTCAATGGTGCGAAACAGGAAGGCGATATCATCATTGCCATCGATACTGGTACGGGCGCTATCGTAGCTGGTCAGGTCGTTACTTTCGACGGCGATGATAACCAGTATGTTGTTGCGGCAGCTACTTCCACCACCATCACTCTGGCTGCGCCGGGCCTGCGCCAGAATCTGGCGGACAACACCGAAATCACGGTTGTTGGTAGCTTCACCGCGAATATGGCGTTTGACCGTAACGCTTTCCTGCTGGCTTCGCGAACCCCGGCAATGCCGGATGGTGGTGATACCGCTGATGACGTGATGAACGTAACCGATCCAAAGTCCGGCATCACCTTCCAGATCGCGCTGTATCGTCAGTACCGTCAGGTGCGTTATGAAGTTGGCCTGGCGTGGGGCGTGGCTTCCATCAAACCAGCCCATGCAGTAATGCTTCTGGGCTAACACCATCACACACAAGGGGCTTCGGCCCCTTTTCTTTCTGGAGGGATTATGGCTGGATTGACGAAAGAACAGCGCGCTCAGCGAGCAGCAGAAAAACTTGCTGCTGAACTGGCGGCAAAAAACAATTCTGAGCAGCAGGAGCAGCAGGAGCAGCAGGAGCAGCAGGAGCAGCAGGAGCAGCAGGAGCAGCAGGAGCATGGTGCTCAGTTGGTTGCTATGTTCACTGACTTCCCGGCATTCCACGGCGCGCCAACCACCGCAGATGTGCATCCTGATGAAGTGGAAAACTGGAAGGCGGCAGGCTGGCGCATAGAGGAGTGATTTATGATCACCTACATCACAGTGGCGGACGTTGATCAGATACTCGGTGCTGACTGGACTGATCCCAGTAAAAAATCAAAATCGGTACTGATGGCTAACACATGGATGAATGGCCTCAACCTGAAAATGCCCTGCGATAACAGGACTCACGAAGTCATTATTCCTGATGATGTGAAGCAGGCTGGCGCATATGCGGCGCAGGCGGCAGCAAATGGCGGGCTGTATCAGCAGAAAACAAACTCTGGTTCTTTGCTGAGCAATTCCGTTGATGCCGACGGCGTGAGCGTATCAAAGACATTCGCTGAACTTGCGGTTAATAGCACTGCGCTTCTTGATTCCGATCTGCAACTGGCGCTGGCGATGCTCAAGCCATATGGCGTCAATCAGTCCCAAATAAGGCTGGTGAGGGGGTAACGTGAGAAACATCATCAATCCCGGCATCCATTATGCCGGTGATGGCCGTGGGCGTCGCGATGTGTTCGTGAACGGGCACCAGATAAACCATGTCGTTTATGTGAATGAGAGAAAGGGGATTGTCGAATTCGCTCCGCATCCACTCCGGGAAAAACGAAATGGCGAGGTGTATACGCGAAAATTACGTGGTGTAGTCACTGTTGAGTTCCGGCAATGCAATGGTGTCCATCATGGGCATTCGTGACGAGCTTCAGACCGAAATCGCCGCAGCGTTCGATGACGATCTTGCCGACGCCGTTAACAACTTTACCGGCTCTTACGTCATCCAAACCGGATGGGACCCGGTAACGGAAACAGGCGGTGAAACCACCGTGACCTATACCGGGCGCGGTGTGCTGTCGCGGTACAAACTAAACCGTATCGATGGCGTCAATATCCTGCACGGCGACCTGAAATTAACCGCGCTGACAAATGAAGTTACCGACGAACCGAAAGTCGATCACATCATCACTGCACCAGACCTGATTACCGGCGAACAGCAGCGCTACAAGGTCATTACGGCAGGAACCGATGCGGCGAAAGCAACATATTCCATTCAGTTGCGGAGGGCGTGACATGGCTAAGGCCTGGAGTCTTGACCCAGCATTATTCGCTGACAAGGTGGAAGAGGATGTCGGAAAACTGCAACGTGTTATAGCCATTCAGTTGCTCAATGAGATCGTTATTCGGTCACCGGTCGGTAACCCTGAAATATGGGCTATCAATAGCATGCAGGTTCAGCAGCGCGACCGGGTTAATGATATCAATGAAGCCCTTCGGAGCAGTGACCGGTTCGGGACCACTGACAAAAACGGTAACCGTCGGATTAAACGAGGCAATAAAGTCAGTCTAGCCGATGCTGAGTACAGCAGTAATGCTGGGAAATTCGGCCCCCAACGCGTACGCAAGCTAAGGCGCGGACAGGGGGAAATTTATCGACCACCAGGCTATCGCGCGGGGACTTTCCGGGCATCGCATTTTGTTAGCATTGGCTCTCCAAGCAATTACGTGCCAAGCGAGCCAGATCCGAATGGTGCAAACACCATCAATAACGGGACGTCGACAATTCTTGCGGCGCCAAGTTATTCGGTCATCTACATCCAGTCAAACCTTCCTTATTCCGTACCGCTTGAAAACGGGCACTCAAAGCAGGCACCGGCAGGCGTTTATGCGGTTTCATTTAATGGTGTAACACAGGCCTACAAATGACCCTCACAGAAATTCGTAACGCTGTTATCACTCGTATGACGGCGCAGACGGCTATTGCCTCTGATGCTGTGGATTATCCCAACGGACCCGTATTTGACCCAAGTGGTCGTGATATCTGGGCTCGCTTTACCAATATTTCCGGACTGGCCGGCGCGAATGAAATCGGTGCTGGCCCCGTCGTTCAGCGCACCGGGGTGCTGATTATTCAGATCTTCGTCCCTGTTGGCTCTGGCACCATCCTCATCACTCAAACAGCAGACAAACTCCGTGAGCTTTTTGAATTTCAGGATGATGGAAAACTCAGCTATTTCGCCGTATCCGCTGTTCCCGCTGGCGAAACGGATGGCTGGTCTCAGTTCAATCTACAAATCCCTTACCGCGCTCTGTAGCGCTTAACTTCGATGGAGGTGACCGCATGTCGAGCGGCGCTAAGGTACTCTCGGCCTTTATCCGGGAGACGACTCCAGGAATTACGCCTGCAGGCGTCTGGAATCTTTTCAAACGTACAAGCTGGGGCGTTGGTCCATCCCAGAATACCAACGACAACGATGAGATCGGCGGCACCCGAATGGCGCAGGGCGCTACGCTTGGAACAGTCGATGTTGGCGGCGATGTCGGGGCAAAATTCCGCTACGGCCAGCATGATGACTTCCTGGCTTCGTGTTTTGGCGCGGAGTGGGCGGGCAATGTGCTGACGATGGGGAATGACCGTATCTCTTTCTCACTTGCAACGTATGCCTCTGATGTTGGTATTGCCTCTATCGTTCGCGGCGCGCAGGTAAGTGTGTTCCAGTTGGAAGTTCCTAACGACGGAGACGTTACCGCGACAGTCACATTCGCCGGGCTAGGTTGGGACTCAAAAGCAGACGATACGAGTTACATCACCGGCACTCCTGCCGATAATGCTGGCGAACTGCGTTACTCGTTCAAAGAGGTCACAGCAATCAACCTGAACGGTATCGACGGTGGCGACGGCTTCTGTATTGATACCTTCAACATCCAGTTCGACAATAACGTCCAGACGCAGCGCTGTATCGGCACCGGTTCACCGTTTGCCGGGGCTAACATCCCTACTACCTTTACGCCGTCAGGTTCGATCACACTCTCCTGGTCTAAAGCTGCGTGGGAGGTCTGGAGCAAAACGCTTACCGGCGCAACCGTGCCATTCAGTTTCACGCTGGCGAACGAAGAAGGGCAGTACACGTTTAATTTCCCGAAAGTGCAGGTCGCTGGTGACTGGCCGGATGGCGGCAATACCGACATTATCCAGGTTCAACTGGATATCACTGCGGCCGACGAATCGCCGACAATTACCCGCGCTGTTACCGTCCCAGCCACGGCAATCAGCGTAACGCCAGCAACTTCATCAGGTGATGTCGGTACTTCCGTCACGCTGACAGCGAACCTTACCCCGGCTGGTGCGACTGATGCTGTGCAGTGGGAGTCATCAGATCCGACGGTTGCAACGGTGGTATCGACAGGCCAAAAAAACTGCCAGGTAGACAGAGTCGGCGACGGCACTGCAACGATAACCGGAAAAGTGCGAGGCTTCACCGCCACCGCTGAGATTACCGTTACTGAGCCATAAAATTTTCCTTGCCCGTTCCGCTCTGCATGGCGGCGCGGGCATTTTTATGCAGGAGTTTTTAATGATCATCTTAACCCCACGAATTGATATTGGCGGCGAGCGCTGGTTTACACCGCTGAAAGATCTGAAACCCATTGAAGGGCTGAAATTGCTCGTCAGCAGCATTGATAACGACCAGTATCGCTCGCGTAATGCGCTTATACGCCGTCACATTGAAAAAATGGATGCCAGTTACCAGGTGGGAACCAGTGAATTTAACCTTTCAGCTGTCGGGGAAATTGACTCTGCAGACGATCTGCTGATCGACAACTGCGCGCGATACCTGCTGAAAGACTGGAAGGGCGTCGGTGAGCGTGTAGATGGCGAAGAGGTTCCGATTGAATACACGCCGGAACGCGGTGCCGCACTTCTGAAACAGGAACCGGCGATTTACTGGCAAATTCTGGCTGAAGCCGCCAGCATCGCCCAGGGCAAAGAGCAGCAAAAGCAGGAAACCGTAAAAAAGCCTTAGAGGCCCAGAAGTGGATTAATGAATTTGGGGGAGAGCAGGGCGAAAAAGCCAAATGGCGAAGGAAAAAATTAAAACTCCCGCCAGTTCCAGAGCCTGAAATTGACGGAGTAACGGTGGAAATCCTCAACGGTTACGCCATGATATCGCGTGGCAGGCAATATGCTGGCATGGCTGGCGTCCCGCTTCCGTTTTCCCTGGGTGATATTGAGCGCTATCTGGACTCTCGTTCTATTGTGATTGATCGCACTGAGTTTGAAGCCGCCATACTTGCTCTCGATGATGCCTGGCGGGATGAGTGGGTTGCGGAACGGAAGCGGAAGGAAAACGCCAAATAGCTGTGTCGTTGCCTCTTTCTCCCCCTGTGCTAACCTGTGTGCAAATGTTAATGATGGGGATAGGGATATGAAAATTCTGGGGTACATAATTGGAGCTTTCTTTGTGATCATTGTACTGGTGGTTGTGGTGACTAATGTATCAGACCCCTCCCCAAGCGATGCCACTTCTTTTGTTGAGAAAGGGGTGCGTAACATGATGAAGGCCCCTGATTCAGCAACTTTTGATAGCGTAAGATTTTATCCAGACTCAAGCCCACAGGGAGAGGAGATTAGCGGTGCCGTGTGTGGGTATGTAAATGGAAAAAATAGCTTTAACGCATACACGGGAAGAGTGCGATTCTTTTCAAGAATAACCGTATCTAACAATGGAAGAACTGCCGACTATTCACGCCCAACGATTGAAGATCCAAGTAATCCCATCTCTGTTGGAGGAATGGATAATGCTTGGAGTGAATCCTGCAAGTAGCAAACTAGCCCACTCAGGTGGGCTTTTAGTAATCCTTCAGCACGTCGTCAATTGCTTTATCTATGGAGTGCCTTAGCTTGTCTCCCAGCGGGTCATCGGGAGAGTGCTTCCCGAATAACGCATCCTCAAGAATTTGCACGATCTCAGAGTTCATTGATCTTCCATTTTGTTTGGCGCGTTCTGCTAATCAGCCATCCCTCATTATTGAGTTCGCCAGTGTCCCACCACTGACGGGCTGAGCTTACACATTAACTAGGGTTATCAGTTAGCAACATCCTGATATTCGAACAGTAGCCGCCACCGTGCGGCTTTTTTATGCCCGGAGATCTCAATGTCAGAACAGACATCCCGCCTCGCTATCATTATCGACAGTACCGGCGCTGAGAAAAACGCAGAAAATCTGACGACAGCCCTCAGTGGTCTGACTGAATGGGGCATGAAAGCTGCGGCCAGTGCAGGGAAAGTGACAAAAGCCACCGAGGAAGAAAAGGAGGCGATGAGTAAACTTCGCGCCTCCATCGATCCTGTTGGTGCAGCCATTAACACCGTTGGGCGCCGCTTTACCGAATTAAAAAAATATTTCGACAAAGGGTTAATTGATAAGGGAGAGTATGAATTTCTGTCGAGAAAACTCAACGAAACCACGGAAGAGTTGAGTGGAGTAGCCCAGGCCCAGCGTGAAGCGGAAAAAGCAGGTAAATTAGCAGCCTCTCAGCAGGAGGCGCAGGCACAGGCATTTCAGCGCATGCTGGATAAAATTGATCCGCTAGCTGCTGCCCTGAGAAATCTTGACCAACAGCAAGAAGATCTTAATGCTGCGCTTTCAGCCGGAAAACTCAACACTTCACAGTTCGACACCTACAGTAAAAAATTGCAGGAAACTCGTCGGGAAGTTACCGGAGAAGCACAGGCTGGGAGAGAGGCAGCGAAAGCTCATGATGAGCAACGCGCGGCATTGCAACGCCTGGTTGCTCAGCTTGATCCGGTTGGCGAGGGATTCCGCCGACTCGCGGAGCAACAAAAGCAACTCGACTCTGCGAAATCGTCAGGACTTCTTTCACCTGAGTCATACACAAAACTTTCCGGCACGCTCGGTGAGATGCGTACCGAGTTAGAAAAAACACAGGCGCAGTTAGGCAAAACTGGCATGTCAGCAAAGCAAACCGCTTTTGCTATGCGCATGATCCCTGCTCAGATGACAGATATCGTTGTAGGTCTGTCTACCGGGCAAAGTCCGTTCATGGTGCTGATGCAGCAGGGCGGCCAGTTAAAGGACATGTTCGGCGGCATCGGCCCAGCGATTAAAGGCGTTGGCTCCTATGTGATGGGCCTGATCAATCCTTTCACGCTGGCGGCTGCTGCGGTCGGCGTGCTGGGCGTGGCGTACTACAAAGGCACACAGGAACAGGACGCTTTCAATAAGTCACTTACCCTGACGGGCAACCTTGTAGGGAAAACATCGGAACAACTGGCGGACATTGCCGCGCGCGCTGGTGTTGCGGCGGACTCCACTACTGGCAAAGCGGCATCGGCGCTAAATCTACTGGTGGAATCTGGAAAGGTTGCTGGTGATTCGCTGGAGCGGGTGACTACTGCCGTTGTTAAAACGAGCGAAGCCACTGGTATTGCGACCGATCAGTTAGTTGGTGATTTCAATGAAATTGCAAATGATCCAGTTGCAGCAATTACCAAACTTAACGACCAATATCACTTCCTGACGCTGTCAACTTATAACCAGATCAAAGCCCTCCAGGAAGAGGGGAATCAGCAGGAAGCGGCGAGAGTGGCGACTGATGCTTACGCTAACACCATGCAGCAACGAGCGAATGATATTCATGAGAACCTGGGTCTTCTAGAACGGGGGTGGAATTCTGTTACCAATGCCATAAAAGGGGCTACAGATGCATTATTGGATTTTGGCCGAGAAAAGGGACCATCTGAAAGATTAGCAGAGATAAGAAAAGAAATTGATTGGATCGATAAGGCTGCTGGCGGGAAGTTATTTTTTGGTGAAAGAAAGAATGAACTTGAAGCCGAGCTAAATAATCTTCAATCTCAAATCACCACAGAAAGCGTTTTAACTGGAATAATCAGCAATCATGATAAGGCAGAACAAAAGCGCATTAAAACTCAGCAGGAGGCTGACAGGGTCAATCAGCAATTTTTAAGTAATGCTGATAAACGCAATAAGGCAATTGAGCAACAGCAAAAATTTCTGGATGCCGGGGCGATCAGTGCGGATCAGTATGCGAAAAATGTTTCTCGCATCAATGAAATGTACAAAGACCCAAAAACGCCAGGAGCGCCAAAAGGTATGGCCGTTACTGAAGATGCAGGGCAACGTATGATTGATCAGCTCAACCAGCAAAACGCCCTGCTGGTTACTCAGGCTGAAGCAACAAACAAACTGTCTTCTTCTGAACAGGAACTCGTCAAATGGCGTCAACAGCTTTCCACTCTGGAAACACGGTCGCCATCCCAATTAACTACCGCACAAAAATCGCTACTGCTTCGTAAGGACGAAATTACTTCATTGATGGAGCGCAATGCCCAACAGGAGAAAAACAACCGGCTGATGAAGGAGGCGACGGAGCTTGCATCATACCGCAGTACGTTAGAGCGAGGTCTGGAAAACTTGCGGGCCAGCTATGCTGTTCAGGATTCGGGCTTCGGTATGGGCGAAAAGGAACAGAAGCGGATGCAGGAGCTGCTTCAACTGGACCAGAAGTATAACGCTCAGCGCCAGCAGCTTGACCGTGACTATGCAGACAAATCCAAAGGGATGAGCGAGGAAACATATAACGCTAAATCCCAAATGCTTACTGACGCCCTGAATCGTGAGAAGGAAATCATGCAGCAGCATTATGCCAGTCTCGATGCAATGAATAACGACTGGCAGGGAGGAATTGAGCAGGGGTTCAGAAACTGGATGGATACTGCGTCAACGTATTCAACACAGATGTCTGGCGTTGTTCAGGGAGCGATGAGTGGCCTTGTAGATACGATGGCCGACGGGTTGAGCGGTAGTAAAGCGGACTGGAATGAGTGGTCTATGAGTGTTCTGAAGTCCCTTCAAAAAGTGTTACTGAACGCGATGATCGTAAACGGCATCAAATCAATGCAAGGCGCAGGTATTTGGGGCTCGTTATTTGGTTCAGCGAACAGCGGTGGCTCAACTCCTTCCGGAGCCTATGGCAGTGCATCAAGTGGGCTGGATTTCTTCAAACAAAATGCTAAAGGTGGGGTTTATAACTCTCCATCACTTAGCGCATATTCTGGCGGTGTATTTGATTCACCAAAGCTTTTTGCCTTCGCTAAAGGCGCTGGTGTATTTGGTGAAGCTGGACCGGAAGCCATCATGCCTCTTGCCAGAACGCCTGACGGGAATCTGGGGGTCAGGATGATGGGAGAGCAGGGGGGAGGTTTCTCTGGCGACATAATCGTTCAGCAAACGATTCATGTTTCAGGAAATGGCGACGCTGCATTGAATCGTGCAATGGAAGAAGCTGCCAGAAAAGGGGCCAATGACGGTGCCAGACAGGCCAGACAGGAAATGCTTCAGGATTTTCAGAGCCGTGGGCAGGGGCGGAGATTACTAGGAGTTTAACAAATGGCTGATGTATTAGAGTGGCCAGGTCCACGCCCTTCATCCCTCAACTGGTATCTCGAGTCTAATACCAAAACATTCAGATCTCCATTCAATGGCTCATCTCAGGTGGCGCGCTTTCCGGGGGCCCGGTGGAAATGTACTGTCGGCTATGACGTTCTGGATGACGCTCAGTCCAGAAAAATTGAGGCAGTGCTGGCATCACTGGACGGAGAATATGGGCGTGTAAAAATTCGCGACTGGGGGCGTGATGGTGGCTCTACTGCCGCTACAGTGTTAGTGGCGGATGCAAATCAAACAGGAAACACCCTTTCAACTAAAGGCTGGACGGCTAATGCAATGGTGATGAGAGTCGGCGACTATCTGACCGTGAATTCTGAACTGAAAAAAGTTACTCAGGATGTATTCAGCAATTCAAGCGGTGTCGCTGTCATTCCAATTGCTCCAATGCTGCGGTCATCTCCAGCGGCAAATAGTACGGTAGAAGTGCGAGAACCTTGGGGGGTATTCAAGCTTTCAGATAACCAGCAAGGTGCATTTGACCGTAAACCGGGTGGAATAACATCAATGACAATTGAGTTTGAGGAGGCATTTTAATGCTGTATTCCCCGTTTTCTGACTCGATGGTGGACTGGTTATCCCGTGACAGGGTGACGGTCGCGATCGCCGCCAATATTCAGTTTGAATCCGGCACCGTCTATGTGCATTCCGGTACCGGGACGCTGGTTCTCGGCGGCTATGTTTATTACGGCATGGGTCGCATGGGCTCTGTTGATGATGCCAGTGAAACCAGTACAACCAGCCCGACACAGGTCAAAATGACCCTTTCCGGTCTGGATATGGCTCTCTTTGCCACCACGCTGAATGAGCGCTGTGTTGG